GTTCGCCGGTTCCCAGTTCGTTTCAATGTTACTCACGTTTATTGCGCAGATGGTTTATCGCTGCCAGCAATATGCTGATGCAGCGCTTATGGAGGGATTTATTTCCACAGCGACAAAACGCGCCAGTATCCTGGCTGCTGCAGAGGATCGAGCCTATGTAGGCTCACGCGTAACGCCTTCCACCGGTACGGCGTTAATCACTAATACCACAGCTGTAGCCATTCAAGTGCCGCAATTCACCTCTTTCATATCGGATGACCAGTATCCCTATCTGACTGATAACGTCGTGACCGTACCCGCCAAAGGCACTGCGTCCATCGCTATCAGTCAAATGGAGATCGTGGAAGTCTCAATGACGGTTGAGACAGCAACTGAATTCCTGGAGATTCTGCTTTCACGCGACCTGACTGCTGTATGCCACAAAATTGACGTGCTTGTTTCAACCAACGGCGTAACTGCTACCTGGACGAAAAGCATCATGTTTCGTCTGGCCACCGACACTAGTCGGGTGTATGTGGAATTTTATAAGCCAACAGAACAGTTGGGCGTAAGGTTTGGTGACGGCACGATCGGCATGATTCCTCCAGCCGGTTCAACCATCAAACTTCGCGTCTGGTGCAGTAGCGGTGATGTTACGTTACTGGCTGGCCAGACACTGACACCTTCTGATAACTCCGCGGTGCTGGCAGACTCAATCACAGTAAAATCCAGCACCTCGATCACAGGCGGCGCAGATAGTGAAACCACCGAAACCACACGTAACCGCGCGCAGTATTACCTGTCCTATGACAACCAGGTTGCATGGGCGGAGGATTACACTTTTTTCCTGAAGCAAAACATTCCGCCAACAACCTGGCTTACTGCGTGGGGAGAAGGGGAGCAGGAGGTCATCGATGGCGCGCTTAATGTCGCCAATATCAACAGGATTTTTATTAGCGGCTGGTATCCAAACAAAACGCAGGCTGAGCTTAAGACCATGGCGCTGGCGGCTTTACAAACCGTACCTAATCCTCTGAATAAGAGATACAGCTACGTTGAAGCTGTAGAGCTGCCATTTACAATTACCATCACCGGCGAGATTCCGGCCAGCCTGACATCGGACGTCATTATTTCAGATCTGAAATCCAGCCTAAACACTCGATTCGGAAAGGACTCATCCTATTTCGACCCTAACGGGATCGGTGATTTCCGGCTGATAAAAATTAAAGACGTCTGGGCCTACATTGAAAGATTAGGTTACTTCGACGATTTCGATATTGTTTTCAATGGAATGAAGGAATCGAATGGCTTCTATGAGTTCGTATACCTGGATGCTGAAAACTCCACGTTTAATCTGACCTATTCGGAGTAAGGCATGGGGCTGATTTCAGGATGGTTCAAAGAGAGGCTTACTGCGGCCAAACAAAACTCAGTGATGCAGAGCGGCCTGGCCGATATCGTCGAATCACTGTTTATTGCTGTGGTTGAGCCTTATCTGACACGTATAACGCACCGAAAATCGTTTTTCACAATGGCTGACGCCGATCTGGATACTCGCATACAGGAAATGGGGCAGTTTTTTACCATTCGTTCCAGTGACGCATCCAGTAAGCCGATGCTATTGCAGCAGCGCCTTGATGAGATCCATTTTAAAGGGACATCACGGCCCATAACGCAGACGTTTTACCGCGAATATAACGGTGTGCCCATAACTTGGCAGCCACAATATGCACCGGTAGATGTGAAGAAATACCCTTATGGCACTCGCCTTGTCGCAGAAAATAATCTGGATGCCGTCGGTGATGCCTACGGCGAAATGTTTTTGACGTCACGGGGGGTGATCAGCATCCCTTACTCTGAGTTAGTAGCCATTATCCGGGAGGGAAAAAATCCCAGCATAGTGACCGTCGCGCAGGTCAGTGAAGACGCGTTTCTGAAATTCAAACAGGTTTCTGTGCCACTGCTACCGCTGCACATTGTTTTTGATGGCCTTCAGATGCTGGTGGACTGGACATTTCAGGAGCCTGACGATGAGCTAATTCTGATTTCCATCGAAACTGAAGCAGAGTACGCAGCAATTCAGGAAATCACGGAAGTTATGGCGGTGACTGACGTTGCAGCCGGTGACATGGTTCTGGATGCTGAAGACACAGAAATTGAAGAGTGGGCACATGCCAAATATGACAATGTTCGCCTTGATGACTGGATCCTGGATGTTATGGATGGGCTTGATAAGCCTATCCGGTAAATGGCATCAAAGCAGATGCAAGTTTCTTTAAAATCCCACTGACCAGCGAACCATAACGCGACATAGCGAATGCTTCTTTACAAGGGGCATTCGCGATGTCATGTAACAAGGATACCCCTGAAACATGACAACCACAGTTTCAACCGACCTGTCGAAAAGCAGGGTGCTGAGCTATTACTATCAGCGCCGGGCAGAGTCGCAAATCGGTAATGGCGTGCGATTTCTGCTGAAATCAGTAGTTTTTGGCACTTCATCACTTGTGACTTCCAACAACGATGGCACGTATGCCATTGCTGATATTCCTGCCGATTTTGAAGTGGGCGATATGCTCACACAGGTAGCCAGCGGCATACTGACGCTTTCTTATAGCGACGGCTATATCACGATCCGTGCTGCCATCGATACCAGCAAACTGGAAGACAATATTTCCTACCCGATTAACACCTTTGCCATTCTGGATTCAGAGGGTAAAGCCGTGGCTATTCAGTGTGTACAGCAGGACTCCATCTATCAGGGCAAATCCTATGTATCCACCATTAAGCTCAAAACAGGCGGTGTACAATGAGTGATTCAACGATCATTACCGCCAACGGTTTTCCCAATCCTGAGAGCCTGGCGCTGGTTTCGGACGTTCAATTTCGCGAACCCTATAGCTCTGCAGCCATTAACCGCAAGTTACGTGGGTTAGCTCTACCGGGCATTTACAGCGGATTTAGCCCATCGCCTGGTGCTGGCCTGAATCTGCTAATTTCATCGGGTAATGACAGCGGCACTTGTTCTTTCAACATCGGTACGGCATACCAGCTAAGCGCACATCAACAAGCTGATGTGAGCATGCCTATGACGGCCGGAAAAGCGGTACTGGTGGCAC